GAGTGTCGTCCGCGGTGCTGGGAATGGTCACCCCGGTGACGGTGTCGGCCGCCGCTGTTGGGCTGCTGGTTTACGCCTGGTATGACGCTGAGCAACAGGCCCAGGCTTACACGAAGGCGTTGGTGCTGTCGCGCAATGAGGCCGCCGCCACGACCCTCACCCTGGTGTCGCTCGCGCAACGGACCAGCGATGCGCTCAACGTCACTGCCGGTGCCGGTGCCGAGGTGGCCCAGGCCGTTGGTGCGAATGGACGGATTGCTGCGCAGAACATGCAGGCAGTGGCTGCCGCGGCAGTTGCGATGAAGGAAGTCACCGGGCAAGCGATCGAGGATACGGTCGCCCTGTATGGCAAGCTTGCTGAAGATCCGATCAAGAACTCCCAGAAGCTCAACGAGCAGGTCAACTTCATGACCGTTGCTCTCTACGAGCAGGTCAAAGCGCTGCAGGAGCAGGGCCGCAACCAGGATGCTGTAACGGTGATCACCCGTGCGGCGGCCGATGAGACCGTCATGGCGCTTGCCCGGGTCCGTGCAAGCCAGAATCCGGTGATCCGCGGCTTCAAGGACCTGTGGGCGGAGGCGACGAAGGCGTGGTCTGCGATGCAGGCCAACGTCGGCCTCGGGCCTGCTGCGGCGCAGATGCAGCAGCTGGTCGCGGAGAACCAGCGAGAGCTGGCGAAGCTGAACGATCTGGCTTCGGGAAACCAGCGGGGACTGCCCTTGGCCAGGAATCCCATCGCGTTGGCGGCGATGGAGAAGTCCATCAAGGACCGCTCGGAGAAGATCAAGGCCCTGGCGGTAGATCTGATCAAGGAACGTAAGGATGCTGAAGTCAAGGCCGCGCAGGACGCAAGCGCCGAGTACGTGCAGCAGCAGGACACAATCATTGCTTCCCAGGCTTCGAAGGAGCAGAAAAAGAAGGACGAGATCGCCCGCATCAACGGACAAGCAGACGTTGTCCGGCGCAAAGCCGCAGCTGCGGGGCTCGTGGACGAAGTGCGGGTGATCGAAGAGCGCAGAGCCGCCGCCGTCGCAGCGATTGAGAAAAAGTACCGCGAGAAGCCAACCTCGGGTACCGGATCCGCATCACGGGCGGCTGGGCTGCAGGGCTACAAGGACGACCTGGTCGCCGAGCAGGCACAGATCACCGCCGGCACCCAGATGCTCCGTGCCCAGTACTCCGCCAGGGAGATCACGGCGAGCGAGTACTACAGCCGCATGAGGGATCTGCTGCAGCAAGGAACGGATGCCCAAGCGAAGTCATTGGAGGGGCAGATTGCATTCCTGCAGAGGCAAGCAGTCGCGGGCAAGGATGCCATCAGCGTGAACCGGCAGATCGGCGACCTTGAAGCGCGGCTCACAAAGGTCCGCACCGAGGGCGCCGGTGCACTGCAGGTGCTGACGACCGAAGAAACGGCAGCGGCCAAAACTCGGGCCAACGTCATTGCGGCCTATGCCAACGCGCTGGAAGCGAGCAACCAGGCATTGCAGCGGCAGCTTTCGACTCAGGCCCAACGCGTCGGTATGGGAGATCGCGAGTACGAAATCCAGCAGCGCATCAACGACGCGTACGCTGACCAAGCGGACAAACTGCGCGAACTGCAGCTGCAAATGAACGCGGGGCAGATTGATCAGGAGACGTTCGAAGCCGAAAGGGCTGAGTTGCTGTCCAAAACGCTCGACCGCCTGCAACTCATCCGTGATGGCTATGAAGAGCTGCGCCAGGCCGAGGGCAACTGGTTGGCCGGTGCCAGCGCTGCATGGGCGAATTACCAGCAGCAGGCTGGCAACGCCGCTCAGCAGATGGGAGGCGTCGTCAACACCGTCATCGGAAGTTTCGAAGATGCCTGGGTGCAGTTCACGACGACGGGCAAAGCCAGCTTCTCTGACATGACGAAGGCCATCCTTGCTGATCTGGCCAGGATCGCAGCACGCCAGGCCATCATGGGCATCGTGAACGCGGTGGCCAGCGCCTGGGGTGGCGGTGGCGTCTCTGCCGCTGGCAATCAGGCCGTCAACGCCGGCACCAGCAGCATCAACAACCAGCTGTTCCAGAACATGAAGCTGGGCGGCGGCTATTCCACCGGTGGCTACACGGGCGATGGCGGCGTGAGCGAGCCAGCAGGCGTCGTGCACAAGGGCGAGGTGGTGTGGTCACAGAAGGACGTCGCGCGCGCCGGTGGCGTCGACGTGGTCGAAGCAATGCGCAAGGGCCTGAAGGGGTACGACACCGGCGGCGCCGTCAGCACTTCCACAGCGGGCGCTGGGCGAGCAGGTGGGCTGATTATTCAGGGAAACCTGAACATCAACGCCACCGAGCAGAAAAGCGACCAGCCAGAGGTCACCGACAAGCAGATCCGGGACAGCTTCACCGGCGCGATCAACGAGTGGGCGGTCAAGAACCTGCGGCCTGGTGGGCTCCTCTACGGGGCGGGATATCGAGCATGAAAGAGACCTTCGTCTGGTGCGTGTATAGCGCGCCGCCGAGCGTGGAATACGAGGCTGTCACCCGTGCAGTCACGTTCGGGGATGGCTATTCACAGGAAGCGCCCGACGGCATCAACAACGAAAGGCAGATATGGAACCTCGAGCTCTGGGGCCACCGAGAACTGGATCAGATGGGCGCAGCAAAGGCATTTCTGCGCTCACGGCGGCGGCAAGGCGAGTCCTTTCTCTGGACGCCGCCCGGTGAGCTCCAAGGGCTCTACCGCTGTACGAAGCTGACCGCAGTGGACGAGCTTGAAGGCTACCTGCGCATCAGCTGCACCTTTGAACAAACGTTCCAGCCGTAAGGAAAGGCCATGGCACGACAGATCATTGATACGGACACCCAAAACCCCGGTTGGATCGGCGACATTGCCAAGATTGCCTTCACGAAGACCAACGAGAACTTCAAAGAGATCTACGATGAACTGGGTGATGGCGGAAGCATTAGCGCGCGGATCCAAGGCAAGAATCTTCTCATCAATGGAAGCATCAGCGTCTTTCAAAGAGGGAATGCTGGCAATGTCACAAATACTGAGACGTTTACGGTAGATCGGTGGAGTTTCGCGTCCTTGGGTTCCGCGTCATCTAATTGGGGGGTGGGCAGTTTCAATGAGCCGCTTCCCGCCGAGAACGCGCCCCGGAACTACTTGGGCGCCAATGTGGTGGCCGGTGTTACGAGCTCATGGATTCGGCAGAAGATCGAAAATGTGTTTGTCGGTTCGGGAGGGAAAGTCACTCTGTCCTTCTGGATGCGTGCCAATGCCGCAGGCAAGAAGGTAGGCGTTCGCCTAATCCAGGATTTTGGTGCGGGTGGGTCTTCACCAATTACGGTATATGGTGATGTTTTCACCTTGGATACAGTATTCAAAAGATACACGTGCACGTTCGATTTGCCGTCAGTTGCTGGTAAGACGATAGGCCAAAATGACAACCTTCAGGTTGTCTTCGATTTCGCGGCCGCCACTGGTCACGGTAATCAATTGGTAGGACAGACGGGGTTGTTCGAAACCACGATGATACAGCTCGAACGTGGTGCTACAGTCACGTCATTTGAGTACCGTAGCCGAGCATCAGAACTGGTGCTGTGCCGGCGATATTGCCGCTACGGATTTGTTTCTTCCCGGCAAGCTAGCGGGCCCGTCAGTAATACGGGCGCGGGCTTATTCGTGGCGCATGAGATGCGGACAACACCTGCAGTGACGTTCAGCAACACGACATATGCGTATGGGTGTTCTGGTATCGGCGCGAGTGCCACAACTCGTTACGGGGTTGAAATTTTCGTGACCGTTACGGGGTCCTACGCATTCTCAACCAACTACCTGTTTGATGCGGAGCTTTGAACATGTACCGCAGGACTGAAAACCCTGATGTGATCGTGAATATTGAAACAAATACCACCATTCCTCGTGGTCATTGGATGTGGCCGACTGAGTGGTTGCAAATCAACGAGCCATTACCGTTTGAGCCTGTCGGCCCTGCTCCTCACAGCCCGGAACACTATCGTGCGATCCGCGATGCAGCATTCTCATGGATGCGCGGTGTCGTGGCTGTTCGCGGCTACGACAGCATTGAAACGTGCGTGGGTTACTTCAACAGCAGCGTAGAGCGCTATCGCCTCGAAGCGAGGGCGATGGTGGCATGGCGCGATGACGTGAATCAGGCACTGGAACGCCTGGTGCTGAGCCCGCCCGAAGGTGTTGAGACGTGGGATCAGGTCCGTGCGCTTTTGCCGCAGCCAACAGCTTACGCCTGGCCAGCTACGGTCGAGCTGCCGCTGGATGCTGGTGAGTCCGCCCCAGCGGTGGTGATGTCATGATCACCGCCGATGCCCAGCAACTCGAGCCAGGTGGCCGGGTCACTCTGTACGAACTGGATGCAAGTAGCTTCGGGGCGGACCAGCTGTTCTTTCACCAGCACCTGCAGTCAGGAGTGATCTGGTGGCAGGGCCAGGAGTACGGGGCATGGCCTATCAAGACTGAGGGATTCGCTCGGACCGGCGATCAGCCGCCGACGCCCAAGCTTGGCGTCAGCAACATCGACGGCCGTATCTCCGCCTTGTGCCTAGCCTTCGACGACCTGGTCGGGGCCAGGGTGATACGCCGGCAGACGCTGGTGAAG